ATCTTGGGCCGGTTGAACGTCGTGCCGGGAATCCCACCGAGGGCTTTGGCGCCGCCCACCGACGAGATAAAGGGCCGGTTGGCGTCGATCAGGTTGACGACCTGGCCCACGATGAGGGTGGGGAGCAGGCCGGGCGTGTCCGTCGTCTTCTGGTCGGAAATCGCCCGCATCACGCGGGCCTCGGCGTCGCGGTCGGGGTTATTGCGGTCCATGATTCCCCGCGCCCGGAGCAGGTCGACGACGAACGCGCCGGCCGAGCGGTACTCGGGGCCGCGCCCGTCACCGTCGACCCGGCGCGGCTGCGCCGCCGGTCGGTTGGTGGGTTGCGGGGCGGCGTCGCTGTGGGCTTGGCGCAGATTTTCGTAGTCGGCCAGCGGCGCGATTTGGGCGTCCAGTTCCGCGATGCGTTGCTTCGACGCGGTCAACAGACTCTTTTCGGCGTCGACCAGGTCGCGGTCATCGACTTGGGCGAGAATCGAATCCATCGCCGCCATCTGCTCGGCGCGCTGGTCACGCAAACGATCAAGGACAGGGTTTCCCACGGCACAACCTCCCAAGGACGGGTTCCGGTAGCCGCTGGCGGTGCCTGCCAGACGTGCACTCGATCCGTGGCCGTCAGGTGGCGCGGGGCCGGGCTGACAGTCGGGGGACGGTGCGGGGTTGGCCGCGAGCGTCGCGCTAGGCGGATCGTAACTCAGCCACGATGCGCCGCCAACGATCAACATCGCGCTCGGGCGCCGGCGGCCGGCGGGTGGCGGTGCGCACCATCGTCACCGCCGCGTCAGCGAACGCCGGCGTCGGCGTGACCGACACCTCGAGCAGGCGGGATTCCATGCGGGTGACCCACAGTTTGCCGGCGTTGTCCTCTTCGACGTCGGGGGTGACGGCGTCTTGGAAACCGACCGACAGCCCGGTCAGGTCACCGTTTTCGGCCAGGGCGGCGGCCTGTTGGGCGTTGTCGGTGCCGTTCAGTTTCCACACGCCGTGCATGCCGTCAGCGGCGTGGCGCCACGATTCGGCGTGGCCGATGGGAAACTGTTTGTTGTCGTGGAACAGCAGCAGCGGGGCGTGGTGGCCGGCGCCGCCGTTGGTGGACCGTTTGAAACTGTCGGGGGCGTGGCGTTCGGCCAGCCAGTCGTAAATGTCGACCCACTGGTCATAGGGCACCGCCATGCCCTCGAGGAAGCGGTACGGGCCCCGCGCCGTCGTGGCCACGTCGCGCAACGCGACGGTGGTTTGGAACACGCGGTGTTCCATCGTGCTCATGCCGCTACACCTCCGGCGGTGGGGTCGGGCGCCACCACCGCGACGGGCGGGGCGGGCGGTTCGGGCATGTCGCCCACGTCGGGCACCGCCGGCAAGCCGTTCATTTGGCGGGCCTCCTCGAGGTTGATGATCCCCGCTCCGTACAACCCGGCCGACGCCACCGCTGTCGTCGCCAAATCGTCGCGGACCAACTGGGTCCGATCGAAACGCACCACCTGACCGCGGGGCAGCCAGGCGTAGGACCATTCCGATTCGAAGTCGGACAAGACCGGTTCCAGTGACGTCCGCAGAATCTGCTGGTACTGCGGCAGCGGCGTCTTGTACGTCATGCCCGCCACCGGCGCGCCCAGCCAATAGCCGTCCACGTTGAACGCGTTGGCCACATCGGTCAACGACATGTGCCGGGCTTCGGTCAGCTGCGTGTCCGACGGCGACCAGGCGAGCGGCACGATTTGGGTGCCGTTGGGGAGGATCGCCGGCACGCGGCCGGGCCCGCCGTAGTTGGTCAGCCAGTCCTGTTTGGCTTCGGCGGCCACGTCTTGGGTGAGGGTGCCGGGGGCGATGATGGCGACGGACGGCACCGCGCCGGACCCCAACGCTGAGCGTTCGTACTCCTCTTCCATGGCCACCCGGTCCAGGGTGGATAGGAACTCTTCGACGACACCGACGCCGCGCACCGGGAAATAGCGGTCGGCGCCCCGGCGCACATGGATGACGTCTTCGAGCGGCAGCGGGGTGCCGTAGTAGTGGTATTGGACGCCGGCGTCGGGGTCGTACGGCGTCCAGGTGATGTACACCGACAGGGCCGGCAGCCACTGCACCGATGTGGGCCACCCGTCGGCGCCGCGGGTGGTGACCAGGCTGAGGGCGTTGCCGTTCAACAGGTAGTCTTCCACCGACACCTGCACGAACCACGGCCGCCCCCGCAACGGGTCGGGCCGGTCGACCAGGCGGGGCGTGGGCAGCTTGTCGGCGCCGCGGTACACGTCAATCACCATTTGCTTGGTCAGCCCGCCGTACAGCTGCAAACAGCGGGCCACGCCCGGCACGCGGCGCGCCGACTGCGTGTCGTACACGTACAGCCCGGCGGCGGTCGGGCTCGGCGGCGGGATGATTCCCCCGGTCGTGTCGCGGGGTCGGACCTGGCGGCCCACCGACCACGGCGGCGGCGGCAGCGGCGGGGCGGTCACCATCGACACTGAACCCGCAGGTTACCCCACGGTAGGTGACCGGTCAGTAGATGCGGAACGGGCCCGACGGCTCCGAATGCAGCCACGCCCACCGGGCCACCGTCGCCGCCGTCAACGCCGACAGACTCACCGTGCTCGAGCGGCGCCCCCACGCCCACGCATCGCCCAGGGCGCGCATGGTGGCCGCCGCCGCCGCATCGTCAAGGGCTTGGTGGGGTCGGTACCGCAACGCCGGCGGCTCGGCGGTCAATGCCTCGAGCAGGCCGGCGCACGCCGCCGCGTACTCCTTGGCTTTCACCGCCGTCAGCGTGAGCCCGGCGCGGGCGGCGTCGTCGGCCAAATCCAACGCCGGGCCGGCGGCGTCATAGGCGACGGCGCGGGGCTGCCACCGGTCGACCAACTCGCCCAGTTTGGGGACCAGCCAGGCGGTGCCCTCGCGCCAGTCGACGACCTCGAGGTGACCGACGCCGGCGTCGTCGGTCCAGTTGGCGACCACGGCGGCGTCACAGCGGTCCAACGCGACGTCGAACCCGAACGCCAACCCGCCCGGCCCTGGTAGCGGCTGGTCGCCGGTGGCGGCGGCCAGCCACGCCCCCGCCGGGATGACACGGGCGGTGGTCGACACCCACCGGTTGCCGTAGGCGCGGGCGAATTCCTCGGGGCCCAACAGCTCGAGGGCGGCGCGCATCGCCGGCGCGCCGATGGTGCGCCCGAACGCCGGGTGGAACTCGGGCCAGGATTCCTCGGCGCACGGGTCCATGCCGTCGGGACACGCCCATTCGAAAAAGGCCATGCCGTCGCGGCGGTCGACGCGGACGGCGGCACGGCCCGCTTCGACGGTGCCCAGCCACCACGTGCTGGCGGCGTCGCCGGCGGTTGATACCTTCCACACCTGAGCGTTGGGTCGGGTCGCCTGAGTCGGGACGATGGCCTGATCCAACGCCCTTCCCCGCACCAGGTCGAACGCCCACGGCTCGTCGACGACGACCAGGTCGGACAGCTTCGAATGCAGCCCGGCGGGGGTCGGCGGGAACGGCCGCACCATTCCCCCCGACGGCCAGCGAATGTGTTCGGAGCCGGCGGCGCGGCGCACGTGGAACCATTCGGCCATGCCCGCCAACATCGGCAAATGCTCGTTCAGCATCCAATCCACGGCGTCTTTGCCCGACTGTTGTGTGAACCACACCCGGCCTCGAGGCGTGAGCATGGCCCGGTGTTCCATCACGGCGCCGAACAGCGTGGTTTTGCCCGACTGGCGGGGCACCGTCACCACGACCTGTTTGTAGGCGAACCGGCCGTCGTCGTCGACCTCGAGGGCGACGTTGGCCACGTAGGACTGCCACGGCATCAGCGGGCGGCCCATCAGCCCGGCCAGTTTGGCGACGGCCGGGCCGAACGTCAGGCGGCTGTCACTGCGCGGGGTGGCGTACGCCGGGGTCGGGCATCCCCAGCTCGGCCATGAGTTGGGTGAAACTGTCGGCCACGGGGGCGGTGCCGGCGCAGAGTCCGGCGGCTTGGCGTAGCTCGAGGTAGACACGGTTGGCTGCTGTCACCCCCATGTAGTCGGCCGCGTGCTCGGCCAGGTCGACGGCGTGGGCTTGGGCGCGGAGGGCGGCCCGTTCGGCCGGTCCGATGTCGGGCCGCTCCGCGAACTCTTTCCATAGCGCCGTTTCGACGCGGCCTCGCCGGCCCTCAGCGTCCATCGCCGCTCATCCTCGCCCGATCAGCCCCGAAAGAAAACAAACTG